TAGTTAATAAAGATACACCAGTATCTAAATCTATAACACGCGCCGAGCAAGAGCGAGCAATGGACGATGCATTTGCAATTGGCGCAAAAAGACCTGATCCGAATATAGCAAAACAAAATGCGTTTCACAATGCCTTTATTACTGAAGCAGAAAAAATTAGAACCAAACTAAAAGACCCAAAACTTTCTCTTGCTGAAAAAGCAAAACTAACAAAAAATTTAAGAAACATTACACGTTCTGATCAATACTCTAAAGCAATGGCAATAAACAATCCGGGGCTTCAGTTTGGAGCAAGATTGATGGGAAGCCTTGTTAGTCCAGTATTAGGGGTTGCTCAGTCTGTAGACAATGCTTTGACTAGCATGGGATTTGTAGACGATACAACTCCTCAAGATGTTATGAACATGGATCAACAAGATGTAGCAGGTTCTCCAGATTTGCCTATATTTAATGCAGAAGAACAAGAACAAAGTGTTAGTGTTTTAATGGGTGTTGTTAGAAAAAATCCTGAAATTTTTAAAACAATAAGCAAAGAAGAGTTAAAAAATTTACTTAGAAACCCGATAAAATTTTGGGAATTTTATAACAAGGCTAAAGAAGGTTAATAATTATTATGGCTTATAATCCTTATAATAGAGAACTTCTTTCTAGTTTTGGTTCCCAAATGAACAATATTTATGGGTTACCCACTACTGTTGCTCCCTTGCCTCAAACAACTGTTGCTCCAATGCTTCCTTCGCTTGAATACAGTTTTCCAGTGACTGGTAACATGCCTAATAGGCCTATTCACCCAGAAGTCGATGTTGCTCCGTTGCCGCAAGTACAACCATTGCCTCCTCAGGTATTTATTGATCCTCCTTCTAGTGTACCTATTAACTACAATCCTCCTGCTATGCCACATCCCCCACCAATAGTGCAAACTGTAGGAGGTACTCCACCACCTTTTGCTCCGCAAATGCCTAATAGAACTATTGACCCAGAAATTGTAGCAAGGGGAGGAGCGCCAACTAGAAGACCAAAACCGAATACAAGACCAACTCCTGTTGCTAATACAATGGCTCCTTCAACGCCTCGTCCTGTAAAACGACCATCGTACTCCGGTTTTTATCAACGTTAATTAAGAAAATAGATTAATTAATATGCTAGTGCATATAAATAAAAATGTTTTAAAAGATGACAAAAACGCTGAAGCGGCGCTTAAATTAGCAGAATGGGCAAGAACAGCAGACTATAATTCAGCAGTCAAAGCGTATGCTGATTGCCATCGTGACCCTAATATTGATGATTCTTTTATTCGCACTCTTGCTCAATGCGATAGATTTTATCTTGGTGTTTTTATTTGTAATCGCCACGACATGTTGCATCCTTGGATATACGAAAGATGCAGAGAAGTAGAATTTAAAAAAGATAATCATCTAGACTTATGGGCTAGGTTTCATTACAAGTCTACAATAATAACTTTTTTAGGATGTGTTCAAGAAATACTTTGTGATCCTGACATTACTATAGGAATACTTTCTTACTCTGCTAGGCAGGCAAAGCCTTTCCTTAGACAGATAATGCAGGAGTTTGAGTCTAACGAAAAGTTAAAAGAATTATTTCCAGATATTCTTTGGAGTAATCCTAAACACCAAGCACCTAAGTGGGCTGAAAACGAAGGTTTGTGTGTAAATCGTTTTGCTAATCCAAAAGAACAAACAGTAGAAGCGCATGGATTAGTTGACGGTCAACCTACAGGTAGGCACTTTTCTTTAATAGTCTACGATGATGTTGTGGTGCAGGAGTCTATTACTACTCCAGAACAAATTAAAAAGACAACTACACAATGGGAGTTGTCTTTGAACCTTGGGTCTACACATAATCCAAGATATCAATATGCGGGAACTAGGTACGAATACGGGGACACCTATGGGACAATACTACAAAGAGCCGCAGTCAAACCTAGAATACATCCCGCAACTTATAATGGTCAGATGGATGGAGAGCCTGTTTTTTTACAAAAAGAAAGATGGGAAGAAATTAAAAAAACAACGTCCACGTACACCGTAGCATGTCAACAACTTCTTAATCCTATTATTGGAAGTGATGTTTCTTTTAAACAAGAGTGGTGGACAGAATGGGAGATTAGACCATACACGTTAAACGTGTACATAATGGTTGATCCTGCTCACTCTAAGAAAAAAGAATCTAACAGAACAGCGTTTGCTGTAGTAGGAGTAGATGGAAACTTTAACAAGTATTTGTTAGATGGTGCTTGCCACAGAATGAGTCTTTCTGAAAAATGGCAAATGCTAAAAAGGTTAAGAGCCAAGTGGAAGAGAGCGCCGGGAGTAAGGGAAGTAAAGGTAGGATACGAAAGATACGGCGCTCAAAGTGACATTGAACACTTTAAAGCAATGATGTCTACTGATGGAAGTAACTTTCCTATATACGAGTTAAACTGGGTTGGAGGAGGAGGTTCTCAATCCAAAAGAGATAGGATACAAAGACTAGAGCCTGACTTAAAAGATGGTTCTTTGTTTTTTCCGTATCCTACTGATGAAAAAATGTTAACTTCGTACCAGAGAGATTTTAAAGATCGCAATCAATCTTTTCTTATATCAAAAAAAATAATTTGTATTGATGAAGAAAGAAAGACTTACGACTTAACTAAGTGGGTAAAAGATAATGAATACAACCTTTTTCCTACAATACATCCTGATTTTTTAGATGCTTTGTCTAGAATTTACGATATGGATGCAATGCCTCCTAGAAGCAATAACAGAGGAAGAAGTCTTGAGCCGCCAAGAGAGGCTAGATACTAATGCCTAGAAGAAGAATAGTTGGTAAAAGAAACTACCCTTTTAGAAGGGTTGCTTATCGAATGTCAAACGGAAGGGACTTTTACGAAAAACAACCACGTAAATTTCCCTATGGGGTTACCCCTTATTTTCAAAATTTTTATATCGCTGAAGGATACGTAGCAGATGGTTAAAATATTACTTTTATTTTTTACTTTTACTATTCCTGTTTTTGCTCAAGACAGTCTTTTTTTACAGCGTGGAACTTTTCCAATGCACTGCACCAGAGCAGAAAATGGAATGTTTGAGTTAGCAAAAATTGCGTCTGATAAATATGGTGAAATCCCCATGATTATTGCAGAAATGGGGCCGGGACTTTTAATCCTTACTTATAATTATGATGTTAATAACCCTTCTTGGAGTGTTATTATTACTAAACCGGGAGAGGCTTGTTTTTTTGCTAGTGGAACAACACTGTCACAAATTCCAAAAGAACTTGTAGATCAATCTAACGAGAAAGAAGAAGGCAAGGTAGAAATGTGATGGAGCCATCTATCATGGTGGACGCACTTATCGGAGTTATATTATTCCTTGGCGGGTGGTTAGTTAAGAGAATTTTTTCTCAGATAGACAGGCTACATGCTAGAGTTACAGACCTTGCTACTCAAACAGTTAGCAGACAAGAACTAGATACTCATATAGATAGAATCCTTGATCGCATAGATACCCTTGAGCAGAGGCTTTTGAACAAGTGAGTGATCTTGAGGTATCTGACAGAACTAGTGTAGGACTTCCATTAAGAAACTTAATAGGTCTTGCTAGTGCTGTGGCTGTAGGTACATGGGCTTGGTTTGGCCTTCAGGAGAGGCTTAATGTTTTAGAGACAAATCAAATCCTGATGGCTAAGTCTGTGGAGCAGAATGAAAATTTTCGCATCAAGTGGCCTCGGGGCGAGTTAGGCGCACTTCCCGCCGATGCTGAACAGTTTATGTTGCTAGAACATCTGGCGAAAGAGTTTTCTAAACTACAGGAGGTGATCGAAACAGGCAAGGCTCCATACGATCAGCAACAGGCTCTCACGCTAGATTTTTTTAAGCAACGTATAGAAAACCTAGAGCGCCATGTTGAGACACTGAAAGATAAGACATCCGAAATTAAAGCAAGCAACGGGGTGCATTAATGAATATTACTATGATGGTGCTTGTGCTGTACTTAAATGGTTCTGTTGTTGAGTACATGGGACACCATGAGACTGATAGCGGATGGGAGCGAATGGGTATTAGCGGATGTTTACAGATGAAGCGTACACTCAAACGTAATGGTTGGAAGGACAATCTAAACGGTAGCACAAGGTACGCCTGTGAACGTAGACAAGTAGAACTTAGCACTAACTGGGAAGGAAATGAAATAGTAGCGAGGCTTATTGATGGCGACTAGAAGACAAAAGCCTATACCTAGAACAACTAAAGGTAAAGGTGCTAACTATAGGCCTACTAAGTCTGGAGCGGGTATGACTGCAAAAGGTGTTGCCGCTCATCGCAGGGAAAACCCCGGCTCTAAACTACAAACAGCAGTAACAGGTAACCCAAAAAAAGGTTCTAAGGACGCTAAAAGAAGAAAGTCTTATTGTGCTAGATCAAAAGGCCAGTTAGAAAGATCAAGTGCTAAAACTCGTAACGATCCTAACTCAAGAATAAGACAAGCAAGGCGTAGGTGGAAATGTTAAAAAAGATTAAAAAAGTTTCTAATGAACTTAACAAGGCTTCTAAAATGCACAAGAAACAATCAGAGGCTTTAAAAAAATTAAGTGCTAGTGCTAAGAAAACAAAAAAGAGGAAATAATGGCTTCTAAACCTAAACCAAATGATCCTGCTAAGTGGTCGAAAGCAAAATCAAAAGCAAAAGCAAAGTTTAAAGTATACCCTTCTGCTTACGCAAATGCTTATGCTTCTAAAGAGTACAAAAAAATGGGCGGTACTTGGAGCGGCAAAGACAACAGAGTAAAGAAACGTGGCTAAAGGTGGTCTTGGCAAATGGTTTGATGAAGAGTGGGTCGATGTTAAGACAGGAAAATCTTGTGGAAGAAAATCTACTAAATCAGGTAGACCTTATCCTGCTTGTCGCCCAAAAAAAGTAGCGTCTAAAATATCTAAATCTGAGGCCAGTAAAAAAACTGGGCCTAAAAAAGTTAAGTGGTCTACTACCGCTAGTGGAAAAAAAAGAACCTGATAGGGGGAAAATGAAAAGTCTTGATAATAACTCCAGAAGCAAATTACCAATTAAACAATTTATTAAACTCTGGAGAAGTTTTAGAAATTGGTTTAAAAGGCGGTGGGTGCAGTGGCCTTATGATTACTTTGGAGAAAGCGGAATCGAAAGGTACTACAGAATTGAGTATAGGAGAGAAGGCCAAGTTCGCAGATCAGATGTCGCAGACATATTTACAAGGCGGTAGCCTTGATTATAAAGATGAAGGTTTTTCTAAAAGATTTGTGGTTAACCCAAGTGAAGGTACAAGAAAATGCGGATGTGGTGATAGCATCGCTATTCCAGAAATGTAACAATTTTAAAATGTTTAGGAGATGACCTTGAAAGAAAAATGGAAAGCACTACCGAAAAAAACAAAAATGTATATCATAGGTGGCGTAGCCGTGCTTATGTTAGCCTCTGCTATCTGGGGATAGCGTTAGGAGTTATAGGATGCGGGACGATAAAGAAAGCGGGAGTGGTAGCAACTGGAGCGGCAGTCGGTGCTACTGCGGGGACTGTGTTAGGTGGGGGTGCGATTGCACCGATAGCGGGAGCCATGACAACTGCTTTTGTGACAGATGTGGCGACCTCGACAATGGACAATCTTGGTGGGAGGAGTACTAATATGGATTGTGCGCCAGATAACTTCTGGAGTTTGCTTGGCTCCCTTGCAGAAATGGGGGGTTGGTTACTTATTTTGGTAGTAATAATTCCCATGGTGTTAGGATGGTTTTTACCCGGCCCTGTAAAAATGAAGGGCAGAGAACCTAAACACCCTAACCCATACATTAGATGAAATATTTGTGTGTATTATTTGGAGTAATATACGCTTCAATAGCACAATCTGATATTTATGGATCAAGAGCAAGTTTTCTTTTGCACAATGATCTGCGTAACTGGATGAGTCTATCGTACCTATCTGTTAATGTAGATGATGCTTGGCGCAGAAGAGTAGAAAACGCTTTAA